ATAGTTCGTCATGTATTTGTATGTGTGCTACAATTCCTTCCTTGTATAATTCTAACATAGATTTTTTTGTCATGTCAGCTGCACTACCTTGTATTAATTTGTTTAATGCTTTGTATGTGTAAGCTCTTTTAATCCCTGGTCCATGTTCTGCCAATGCATCTTCGTGTGACATAGCTTTGTGCATACCAAAACTATTAGGTTCCCATAGATGAAACCTGCATAGTCGTCCCAGCAATGTACGGATTTGTCCACGGTCTTGTGCTCTGTTAGATGCTTTTTCCATAAGTTGTTTAACAAAAGGTACTTTACCATGATACGTGTTAAATAATTCTGCAGCTTTGTCTTTTGATACTCCAAGTTCTGCCTGTAGTTTAGCTTTACCCATACCATAAAATAATCCTAAGTTAATTGTTTTAGCTTGGGATCTTGGTATCTCTGCCATGTCTGCTACAGTCTGGTGAAAGTCTGAGTTAGCATCATTTTGATATGCGTCTACTACATCATAAACAGAGGGTAATTTGTATAAAGCAGCATAATGCACTACCAGCCTAGGTTCTTGCTGAGAATAGTCAAAACAACCCCATCTATGGCCTTCCTCGGGTATAAATAACGACCTTATCTTAGGTCCAAGGTCTTTGTTACGTGCTGGAATCTGTTGTAGATTTGGATTCTGGTAGGAGAACCTACCAGTAACCGTGCCACCCCCAGCATTTCTTAATTGGTTTATTTCTGCATGTATTCTACCTTTGTGTTCGTATCGTAGAATAGAATCTATAAAAGTTGTATGTGCTTTGTTAACTTCTCTTGCCTTTGCAATCATGTTAACAACAGGATGTTTGTGTTCTTGTAAAAAGTTTTTTGTAAAACTTGGTGCTTGTGTTTTTTCTGTGCGTTCAAAAGGTATTTTTAAATTTTCAAATACATCTGCGATACTACTAGCTGCCCAGATCTGTGGTCTTACATTAGTTTCTTTTTCAATAGCATTTAATAATTCATTCTCTTCATTAATTAAATTTTTCTTTAATGTGTGTGCTGCTTCTACATCTACTCTTACACCTTTGAATCTCATGTCAACCAGGCATGGAAATAAATCTGTTTCTAATTCCATAATTGATTGTAGGTCCTGTGCAATAATTTCTTTCTTCATTTCTTGCCATAAACCAAATGTAGCTTCTGCATCTCGTTCAGCATAAGTCCCGACATTAAGTGACGGAAGTTTATACATTTCAGATTTAGGGTCTATTCCCCATTCAGCTGCTGCTTCTGCAAGTGCAGCTTCATTCTTACCAAAACCTAAATACTTCCAGGACAAACTATTAAGATCATATCTAAATCTATTCTCATCAGTCACAGCTGCGGCTATCATTGTATCAACAATCATACCATTTATGGTTAGGCCCATAGCTTTAATCCAACATACGTCGTACATTGCATTGTGAAATATTTTTGTAGAATCTGTTTTAAGAATATCTTGAAACCATTCTAAAACTTTTTTACGATCCATGTTGCCACCACCTTCGTGTGCAATAGGAAAGTATCCTTTGTAATGTGATGTTGCTACAGCTATTCCTATAACTTCTCCATTACCTATAATAGATCCAGATCCTTTTTTAATTAAGTCCGGGTCTTTTGTTTCTAAATCAATTGCAATTTCATCAACCTGTCTAAGGTCTGGAAATTCTGTGGGTATTACCCATTCTGTCTGTGCGCTAAATGTAGGTATCTTCATAACATTAAATAACAAAGAATTAATAAACATGTAAACAACCCCATGTAATGAGGTATATGATTATTTGGTTCCATAGTCCCTTTCGATTATCATTTCTATAAAATGTATTGCTTTTTCCAAGTCTTGTTTCTTTCCTTTATCGCGATGTCTTATTATATATTTTATAGCACAACCTTCTGGATATAACAACTCATTCTCAACTACAAATTTGCTTGGTTGAATTTTGTATTTTTGATAATGGGTCCCGCCGTGCTGCTTATTCCAAACTTTCGATGTCATAACCTTTGTCCTCATGTTTAGCTGTTAGTATATATAAATTTTGTTTTGTACGTGTTACACCCACATACCAAACTCTTTGTTCTTCGTCGTATTTATCTTCGCTTCTTTCTACTGCGTCTCTTATTTTTTTTGTATTGTCTAAAATTAATAAAACATTTGTAGCTTCCCCACCTTTTGCTGCATGTATTGTAGATAATTTTACTCTTGCAGGTTTAGATAACTCTTCTTTAAGTCTTAACATTTCTCTTATGTATAAACTTTCTTCTGGATCTGTTTTAAAAACTTCATACCACTCTTGTGTTTTTGCATAACCAAACTCATATAGGTCGTACATTCTTTCTTCTTTTAGTTCTATATCTTCTTCTAAAAATTCTAAAAGGTCTTTGCATTCTGATAGAGATAGTTTATCTCCATTAGTCCATCTCGTATAATTTTTAATAGCTGTATACAATCTTGTCTTATAGCTCTTTCTACCTTTTATTTCAAAGTAAATAGCCATATCTTTTAATGTAGATTTTAATTTAATTAGTTTATCATTTGTTCTTGCAAGTATTAACCAATCACCATTATACAGCGGCGCATCTTCAATAGACATTATATGGTTCGTGGTCCCTGATTCCGGACGCGGTGCCCATTGTTTTTTAATTCTTCTGTCATCTGGTATTCTACTTAAAATTTGATCAGCCACATGTTGTACTTGTCGTGGTACCCTGTAAGATTGTGGCAAGATTATGTCTTTAGCTGGCTCGTTTTGAAATCTTTTAACATCTGCACCAGCCCAGCCATAAATAGCTTGATCATCATCACCTGCTAGTATAACATATTTAGAGTTTTTCTTAAGTATATCGTACATTTTCCATTGTATTGGCGATAAATCCTGTGCTTCGTCGACAAATATTACATCATATTTCGGACACAATTCTGCCACATTAAATTTTTCAATCATGTCTGTAAAATCTACCAGGCCATATGCCTGTTTATAATTATCTACTTCATCTTTTAAAATTTGTAGCTGATGCTTGTCTATGTCCTCTGAATACATGTCTGTATTATATTCTTCCTCAATAGATACGTTCTTAATCCTTGCTGCATTAATAATGTTAAAGTATTCACTATTAGAATCTACAAACCCAGTCTTCTCTTCTCCATTAGAATAAACTGTAACCTCTATACCTAATTTTCTACCTATGTCTTCGTAGTGTTCGTCTTGCATTACTTGCGCTTTCTTTATACCTAGTTGATTAAAAGCTAGTGAGTGTAGTGTTCTAAAATGTTTTAGATTTTTCTTTTGTAGTTTTGGATATGCATCTAACATTCTGTCTACTGCCTCGTTAGCAGCTTTAGTTGTAAATGCAAAGTATCCTATTCTATCAATAGGTGTACCAAGTTTAACAAATGTTTTTACATACTTAATAAGTCTGGTTGTCTTACCTGTACCAGGAGGACCCAATATTTTTCTAATCACATTATCTCCGTGTTGTGTTTTATTTTAGTATGGTTTATTTCTATGTCTTCAAACTCTTCTATACTTATCATTACAATATTTTTTGTAGGTGTATTGTATTTACCTTTTTCTTTTGTTGGATATCGTTTCTGTTCTAAAAATTGTATGTCACATTTTTTGTAATTAGTTTTCATCATTACACCCGTTTTATCTTCGCCGTGTTTCCAATTCTTAGATCTTAGTTTGTCGTAGAATTTGTCAAACTTAAAGTATGCATAACCATCTTCTATTAACACGGTTCCAGATTTAAATGCTGCATCGTTCATAGCTTTAGGTCCATTTATTTTTGCATGTAATACGTCGTGTAGTTTTTCTTTTGGTGATGTACCTACAGGAGGGTTAATTACTTTTTGTGTTTGAAACAATGCTTCTAATACTGTTTGATCTTCTGGTGCTTTTATAATTGGTGGTGGAAATCCTGCAGCTTTAGCTATCGAGTTTCTACGTTTACGTTGATCTGTTACATGTTCAATTGTTTTGCAATGCACAGTAGCTTTACCAATACCGTCTGGTTTAGTTACATCAAATTCATACTCTGGGTCTGGTTCTATGTCTATCTTTCTTAAGTTTGTTAACACAGGATATTGTCCTTTTGATCCTGCTAGTATACCAAACTTCTTTTTTACACAGATACCTTTCTTACAAAAATCACTGAGCGGACTTTGATTACAAGTGTAACCTTTTTCTGATCTGTTCCATGATCTTGTTTTTTGTTTTAATTTATTGTCATCCCATGCGTTTGCATGTTCTCTTGCAAAATATTTTACTGGTGCATTCTTTACTTTCTGTTCCCATGTATCTGGATACTTCATCTTAACAAACACATGATAGTTATACATAAACCTATCTTTGCCATCAAAACCTGATTGATTAGATATTTTAGATATCAAAGCAAGACAAGGTGGTCCTTCTAAAAAATCTTCATCTACACCTTCCATAGATTGTTTTTCCATTTCTTCTGTCAAAGATTTTAGATCATCTGTCGTAGTTATATTTGCATCTACAACTTTTATAAATTGTTCTAATGTAAAAAATGTACCATCAATGTTAATAGCTCTACGCTGTCCACCATAGTATGGCAGGTTTATAAACTGCCCTGGTTTTATAATTCCTGTTTCCGGATCTTTAGTTAGTTGTGTCTGCTTTGGAAATATTTCTGTGTCTGGTTTAAGATTAAACAAAGGTAATAGATTGCTTAAGAATGATACAATAATTGTTGATTGCACAAACTCATTCATAAATAAATATAAGTGTAGTCCGCCACTTTTAGATTCGATAGGTATAAGTGGTAGTTTGTATTGTTGAATTGTTTCTAAATAAAATTTTTTATCAAAGTTTTCATATTTTTTAGGATCTATATCTATTACTCCAAACCTAGCATCACCGCTTTCATTAGTTGGTTGTATACCAACAGATACTTTACCTTCTAAATGTTCTTGATAAATTGTGTCTGTAAATTCTTCGTAGTTCCATCTGTAATTAGGTTTTTGCTTTCCGCTTTCTGGGTCGACAATTGCGTTAGTCCAATCTGCGATTCCATACGCATGTCTATAGCCATTAAATATTTTTATATACTCTTGCATAGTTATCCTGTCTACATGGGCCACTTAGTCTCCCTTGTGGCCCACGCTGTGCACATACCCCGAAGGGATTATATAATGCTGCTACTTTCCGCTGGTTTCTGTTCACCATGCTTAGCTTTCACTGCACCTTTAGAGATGCTTTCAGAAAACGATTTAGCTTGTTGATAGATACTCGCGTCAGTAATAGGACCAACTTTACTTACTTCCCAACCAAACCACGTGCCTTTATCATTAGACATTTGGGTAGTCTTTAGTTTGTAAATGTGGCTAAAAGATGCCGGTGTATATAAACCGTTTTTACCTTTTAGTTTTATGCCCGACATCATTGAATTCCATTTTCTACTAATTTTTAATTGAGTAGATTTCATAGAGATCAATGCAGTCGATGGACTGTCTCCTGTTATGATTACAAAATGTGATGCAGTCTTTTCAATGTAATTACCATTAGGTAATCTATCTTTGTAACTTGCATCTGCTTTTGTTTTAGACATGATATCAGATGAAGAATCATAGATTGCAACTGGTGCACCTGGTCCTTCTCCTCTATCTTTCCATTCGATGTATTCGAGTTTGTAAAAACATGGAATTACATCTATGCCTTTTACTCCGTCGTATAAATCTCCAGTTACCGAATTGAAAATCATTCCGGGTTCTGCACCTTCAACATACTTACCATCACGTTTGTTAACTTCTGGTGAAAGTTGTCCTAGGATTTTAAGAAAAGGAAGGGCTAGATCTTCTTGACCTATTTTTCCCAAACCTTTTGCTGCATCTTCTTCAAAAATATTTGAAGGAAGTCCTGCAGTCTTTTTCTCTGCTACTTGGTTCATGGTTATTTACTCCTTGTTATTTTTGTTCTGTTGCTCGTGAACAAATTAAATAAGTCAGAGGGCATATCAAGTCCAGCCTCAACACGCTCTCTAACTAATGCTTTAAGTGTCATTGGTTCAACCTTTAATTTCTGGATAGGTTCATACCCTTGACCTTGCGCAAGGACAGCATATTGCTGTGCCTTGTTATCTTCGGAACGTCCAAAAGCAACAGTTACCTCATTTTTGATAAGGTCACCTAGTCCGTTCTCACGAAGCCATTTATATGCTTCTTCCTTTTTATCTGCAGGTATAGAAGCACCATAGACAGGTTTAACTTCTACTGAAGTCCCGTCTGCTAATTTTAATGTAGAGATGTTCATTTCTTGCATCATTGTAGGTATCACCTCTGATGATACTAATTCTACTTTTCTTTTCATCTCTTTATATTCTTGTTCTTTAACTAAAAGTTCTGCTTCTAGTTCTTGTAGTTTAACGACTTGATCAGATAATTTATTAGCATCATTTGCGCTATCTAAATCTTCTCTTTGGTCTTTTTCAAAATCAATCGACATTGATTTCTCCTTTCTCATGTAAGTTTATTTTTAAAGGATAATACATTTTTTCTTGTCTATCCCATTTAAGTAAATTAAATTTACCATTTGTTATTTCAGAAACAATAGAGCACGCAATACCAATAATAGCTGGATCACCTGTTAATAATAAATAATCTTCTGAAGTATAGTTTCTTAAAAGTTTTCTTAATTTAAAAACTAATGGTCCAGGAGAAAAAATTATTTGAGAAAATTCTGGTAATAAAAAATGAAAATCACCATACTCTCTTGCACTCATAATATTTATTTTAGGAGCACCTGCTTTAGTTCCAGGTAATTCTTGGATTACGTAAACTTTTTTTCTTTCTGACATTGACAAACAATATAGGAAGTTATATATAGATGTCAACTAGAAAGAAGAAGATTATGAAATATAAATTTAAAACAGAGCCTTATGCTCATCAATTAAAAGCATTAGAGCTTTCTTGGGACAAGCCGTACTTTGCCTATTTTATGGAAATGGGTACTGGTAAATCAAAAGTACTGATAGACAATATTGCTATGTTATATGACGCCGGTAAAATTAATGGTGTTCTAATTGTGGCACCAAAAGGTGTATATAAAAACTGGTATGATAGTGAGATACCTACACATATGCCAGACCATGTAGAATATCAAGACTGTTTATGGCAATCAATGATTACTAAAAAACAACAGGCAGAATTAGATAAAGTTTTTGTACCTGGAGAAGATTTACATGTTTTAATTATGAATGTAGAGGCTTTTTCTACTAAAAAAGGTGTAGAGTTTGCGGCTAAATTTTTACGTTGTCATAGAACTATGATGGCTATTGATGAATCTACAACTATCAAAAATCCGGATGCTAAAAGAACTAAACATATATGTTCTTTAGGAGAATATGCACCATATAAAAGAATTCTTACAGGTTCTCCGGTAACTAAATCACCTTTAGATTTATACAAACAATGTGAGTTTCTTAAAAAAGAATTACTAGGACACAGCTCTTATTATACGTTTAGAACTAGATACGCTAAAATGAAAACAGCAAATTTTGGTGGCAGATCTGTACAAATTGTAACTGGCTATCAACATCTAGGAGAATTATCAGAAAAACTTAAAGCTTTTTCATACCGCGTATTAAAAGATGACTGTTTAGATTTACCTGCAAAAACATTTATTAAACGTATGGTCCAACTTACACCAGATCAAACTAAATTATACAAACAAATGAAAGTCTTAGCTCTTGCACAAATGGATGGCAAGATAATGACTACTGCTACAGTTTTGACGCAATTAATGAGACTACAGCAAATAACTTGTGGTCACTTTACTGCAGATGATGGCACTATAAAAGAAGTAGACTCTAATAGATTACCAGAACTTATGAATGTATTGGAAGAGATAGAAGGTAAAGTTGTTATATGGGCCCATTGGCAACGAGATGTACATAGGATAATCCGGGAGATATCTAAAAAATTTGGCGAAAATAGTTTTGTAGATTATTATGGTTTGACACCAATGTCAGAGCGTCAAAAAAATATAGAGAAATTCCAAGATCCAAACTCACCGGTTAAATACTTTATTGGTACTACACAGACAGGTGGTTATGGTATTACATTAACCGCAGCTAGTAATATGATTTATTATTCTAATGGTTAT